GTAAATGCAGACCGCCGTCTTCATGTTTCTCTCTGCAAACAAGTACATATGCAACTTCTGCTCTTCCTTCCAGAAAGGATTGCAAAGCTGCAGGATCGGACTCGCAACGGGGATAAGTGAGAAAGAATCGTTTTCCATTGTAAAAGCTAGGCATGTGGCTTAGACCATAAACGTCGTCCGGGGTTTTAACTACCAGGGTGCTTGTAAATTTACATGTTTTTTTGCTAATATTTCTAAAAAAAATAACCCCCTCCCGCGTCACCGCGGGCCCCGGGTATCGTCCTGCCACTGCGGCAGTGGCCCGGACTCTAGGATCCCATAACAAAAGATTATTTATTCAAGTAGCCCCATCTTCTTTCAAAGTCACTCATGAGTATACTCTTCTTAAACGAACGCATTGCTGCACGCCTGCATCTAGCGCATTCAAACTTTGGACAGAAATAAAACTGGTTTTTTTCGGAATCGAACACGGGGCTTGTTGGTTGCATCTATAAGTTATAACGGTTAAGCTACTCCACCAGTGGTGATAGTGGTATTTTGTAAACATTATATAGGTAATTTAATATTTATTAAGCAGACGTAAACACAGCAGCTACGTCAGTGTCTTCCAACATCACACTTTCACCAACGGTGAAAGCGGTTGGAAGGGCTATCGAACTGACTGACTTCAAAGCATTATTAGCCACCGTTTGGAACGATGACTTGCTTTTAACATAGACATTGACTGCGGTTCCACCATACGAAACTTGTGATTTCGTACTAGAGTCATTGTCCAAAGATCCCAAGGTAACGATCATTTGGACCGTAGTGACCCCGGCAACGTAAACGTTGACGTCTTCATAACGGTCTTGTGTCATAGTCTTGTTGACTGCATGCATAAATGAATGCACGTGGCTTTGGCCAGCTTCTAAAAATAGCTTAGTACATTTGATAACTTTCCACGTTTGATTAAATGCTTTTGAAAGGGTCGGAGTAGCGAATGGATATAAATACGCCGTAGCAGCAGCACCTTGATCGGTACTCAGCCCAGTGTCCCAAGCCACCACTGGACTGTCCGCTGAATCTTGTTTGCAAATAAGATCGTAAATCCATACTTTACAGCATGAATTTCCCTGGTTATGTAACTCCGTTACAGAACTGAACGTATTCATAAACCATTTCCCAGTCGCTGTCGCTGATTGCTGCGCAAACTGGTCGATCAAGCCTGTCACTTGACCCATAATGCCCACTATTTGTACAGACTGTCTACCTACAGTAGCAACAGCTCTTGTAGTGGCATCACTGGCTCTTTGATACCGAGCGTCGTTACTAGATTCTTTCTTCATCTCTTTCGAAACAACCTTGTTGTACTTGCCGGCACGGCTTTTGGTAGTATAAGAAGATTGTTTCACAACCTGCATCGTACGGTTCTTCGTCTTCGCGCCAGTGTAGCTGTGAGCTGCACCTGTAGCCACTGCAGCCGCGGCGCCGACCGCTGCATCGATGGCGCGTGCCCATCGACCTTTAGGACCACGTTTAGGACCTCTTTTAGCACCTTTAGTTTTTCCCATCTTTAGTGCAAGGGTCTACTACCCCCCGTAATATTATATGGGGGGTAGGGAGGAGGAGGAGGACTAATATATAAGAATGGCTAAGCCACCATTTTATTCATTAATGTTGACTACTGTGACTCTTCTCCGAATAGCGGCGTCAAAGACATTAACAGGATCAACGTTACACGTAAAGATTTTAACGACGCCAGCAGGAATGCGTGCAACGGCGTGCCTGCAATGCACTTGTCGTGGATTTTCGCGGTCAACGATCGCAATTTGCGACGTACGCGGGTAATGGCTGAAGTCAACGTCATCAAAGATAATGCTCACGTGATACCCCGGGCGGAAACACTTGAGCTCATCGACGTGGCTTACAAACAACGCCGGCTTAGGTGCACACACCTTCGCCCACGTGGTCTTCCCGCAGCCACTAGTACCTTTAATAATCAGCGTCTTGTTGGAGTTAAAGTCAAAAACGTAATCTCTCAAACGAGCACAAATCGTTCCTTCATGCTCGTCAGAGGTAATAGTCGAGAGATCGGAGTGTACTCGGTTCCAAAACCAAGTAGCGTACTGATACCCAATCTTCTCTGAAACGCAAAAAGCCATCCAGGTTTCCTCTGAATCGTACTCTTTGCATAGTGCGGAGAGGTCCAAAGCCCCAGACTCTTTTGTTGCATCACGATAGTCTTTCTCAATGAAGTCGCCACCCTTCTTGGTGTAATTGCGACAGGCATCCCATTTACGAGGATCTTGCTTGTTGGGATGTTTCTCTTCAAAGTCGAGCCACGACACTGCGTGACGTTGAATCTTTTTGAACTCGACGCAGGCGTGTAAATGCAGACCGCCGTCTTCATGTTTCTCTCTGCAAACAAGTACATATGCAACTTCTGCTCTTCCTTCCAGAAAGGATTGCAAAGCTGCAGGATCGGACTCGCAACGGGGATAAGTGAG